AAAGCTGGTGCTATTCCCCGATCTTTGATCCGGCAGCCTATTACCGCGGGATCGGACATCATTGCATCTGGGCGCATTACCCGCAAATCGTCCCGCGCAAGGTCCGGTTCGGCCCGATGAGCTGTGTCGAACTGGTCAAGCGATTGCTGGGCATTTCGGCATTCTGGATTGTCACGCCCTGGCAGCTTTATCGATATCTATTGCAACAAGGTGAGCAAGCAGCCGGAACGGGTCAGGTTTATTTTTCTGAAAAATGTTCTTGATTTGTTCTTTTTATGGTGCTATAAGAGACAAATCAACGCCAGAACTGCGCCCGCAGGGTTCCGACCCTTGCGGGCGTTTTTGTGTTTGGCCCCATGCTTTTGGCTGCAAGATTTTGGCCACAAGATTCTGGATCGGGCCTTGCTCCTTTGCGGGCGGATCTTCGTTCCTTTCGCGCTGCTGTTTTGGGCGCGCTCACCCCCGCAAAGGCGGGGGACGGTGCAGCATGCACGTTTGCAACCATCACCAAACTTCATAACCCGGAGACCGCAATGGGAAGCCTGTTTTCAACGCCAAAGCCAACAGCGTTTGGCAACCCGGTCGCAGCAACCAGCAGTGAAACCGGGACCGATACGCAAGCCAGTGCCGAAACAGCGGCCAGCGACGCCCGCAAGGAAGCCCTTGAACGGCGGCGATATGGGCGTTCGAGCCTGATCACCACAAGTTTTCGCGGTCTTTTGAATGACCGGATCAGCGGGCTTGGTGGTGGCAAAAATCTGTTGGGGGAATAGGGATGGCAAAAAGATCGCGACATGTAGGACGGCGGGCCCGCGCGGTGCCGCCAGCCACGCACAGCAGCACAACCGCGAATACCGGTTTGGCCGATGACCCGGGCCTGGGTCATATGTCCGGGGCCGGTTCGGATGCCGGTAACAACGGCGGCGGACAGATCAGTATTTCCGGCCTGCGCAACCGGTATCAGAAGGCCGTGGCAAGACGGCGCAACTGGTTGTCCCACTGGCAGGAATGTTATGAATTTGCCCTGCCGCAACGCAATGGCGCGGCCGAACAGACAAGCGGGGGCAAGCGCCTTGACCGGGTGTTTGATGCAACCGCCCCCGACGCGGTCGAACAGCTTGCCGCAAGCCTGATGGCCGAAATCACCCCGCCGTCCGGTGGCTGGTTTGATCTTGAACCGGGTGGCAATGTTCCCGGTGATGATCGACAGGTTCTGACCGAACAGCTTGGCCGTGCGGTCCGTATTCTTCAGGGGCATTTTGACCGGTCAAACTTCGCGGTCGAAATGCATCAGGCATTTCTGGATCTGGTGACGGCGGGAACGGCGTGCCTGCGCCTTGAAAAGGCCGATTTGCACAGCCCGTCGGCCTTTCGCTTTACCGCCGTGCCGTTGCGCGATCTGGCGTTTGAAGAACGATCAGATGGCAAGATGGATGCGGTATTTCGCAAATTGTCACTGACCCGCGACGAAATCAGAACCAACTGGCCCGATGCGGTAAATATGCCCGAACGTGAAACCGCCCGGGACGATGCCGACAGCCAGAAACGCTTTGCCGTGATCGAGGCGGTTATTCCGGCAGCAAGCGGGCAAACGGGATACGACATTTGTGTCTTTCGCGAAGAAGGCGGCGCATCGCATGGCGATCTGATCTATCGCGGGCAGTTTGATGTATCGCCCTATATCGCCTTTCGCTGGATGAAGGCGCCGGGCGAGATTTATGGCAGATCGCCGGTGATGAAGGCGCTTCCTGATATCAAGACCGCGAACAAGGTGGTTGAGCTGGTGCTTAAAAACGCGTCGATCGCGGTGACCGGCATCTGGCAGGCCGATGATGACGGGGTACTTAATCCCGCCACCATTCGCCTGATTCCCGGAAGCATCATCCCCAAGGCCGTCGGATCAGCGGGGCTTAAGCCGCTTGATGCGCCGGGCCGGTTTGATGTGTCCGATCTGGTGTTGTCGGATTTGCGCGATCGCATTCGCCGATGCCTTCTGGCCGACCGGTTGGGACAGGTCGATCAACCGGGCATGACCGCGACCGAGGTGCTTGAACGGGCATCGGAAAATGCCCGGCTTCTGGGGGCGACCTATGGCCGGTTGCAGGCGGAACTGCTTTATCCATTGATCCGGCGGGCGCTTTATATCCTGACCCGAACCGGGGAATTGCCCGACATTCCGATTGACGGTGATGTGGTGGTCCTGCGCCATTCCGCACCATTGGCGCAATTGCCAAGACGGGTGCAGGCAGGCCAGGCGCTTGACTGGTTGTCACGGATCGCAACCCTTGGCCCCGATGCGCTGGGCGAGGTCGATCTGCCGGTCATGGTGCGCTGGCTTGCCGATCAGTTTGGCGTGCCCGACCATTTGTTAAAGCCTGCCTTACCGGCCCTTGTGACGGAGGAACTGGCATGAGCCGCATCAATGGCTGGGACTGGTTCGAACCACAAGGTGACGAAATGACCGAAGATGGGCGCGATCACTGGCAATCGTGCTTTGCCTCTGACGCCGGGCAAAAGGTCATCCGTGAACTTGAACGTCAGATCCTGCAAACCGCCCTTGGCCCGGATGTCCCGGCCAGTGCGATCTGGATGCGCGAAGGACAAAGGGCACTGGTCTTGCAGATCAAACGTCTTGCCAGGACCGATATAAAAGGGGAAATCGCAGATGACTGACACAGCATCACACACCCGGATGCCCGAAAGGAATGATGTTTCCGATAACGGTTCGGATGCCGGTTCCGGCGCAGCCGACATTTCCGCATCACAAAGTTTGAGCCCGCAAACAGACCCGGCCAATGCGGGGCTATTGGTGGATGAACCGCAAGATTTGCCCGATGGGTCAGGTAGTCCGGAAGTTCCTGCCAGTGCCGAGGATTATGTGATTTCGGTCGATGATGTGCTTGGCGGTGTGGATGCCGATCTGAATGCGCGATTGCATGCGGCCGGGTTCAGCAATGATCAGGCCCAGCTGGTTTATGATCTGGCCGGTGAAATCCTGGGTCCGATGATGGCCGATATGGATCAGGCAACCCGGCGGGCAGCCGATCGCGCGTCCCTTGCCCAGCAATTTGGCGGTGCGGCGCAATGGCAAAAGCTGGCCCCGCGGATCGAACAATGGGGGCGGGCTAATTTGCCCGATGCGGCATTTGATACGCTTTGTCAGACCCGTGACGGGGTGCTGGCCCTTCATCGCATGATGATACAGGCCGGGGAAGCCCGTCTGGGGCAGGGGGCCGGGGATGGTGATCCGTCCGATTTGCGGTCGGAAATCCGGGCCAAGATGAATGATCCGCGCTATTGGCGGGATCGTGATCCGGCCCTGATTGCCGAAGTCCAGGCGGGGTTCGCCCGCCTTAACAATACCTGATCAGTTACCTGCTTTGACGAGGGATAACGACGACATCACGGGCAGACGCCTTTGGTGATCGGGGCTCTGTGTCCCGATCATGAATTCCACGGATCCTGTTTTGGGATATCTCACATTTGATACAGGGGGTTAGTGATAATGAGCGATACGATCGATCAAAGTTTCATTGATCATTTTCAGGCCGATGTGCATCAGGCCTATCAGCGCATGGGCTCGAAACTGCGCAATACGGTGCGGGTCAAGAACGCGGTCAAAGGCGCCACCACGGTTTTCCAGAAAGTTGGCAAGGGCACGGCAACCACAAAGGCCCGCCATGGCAAGGTGCCGGTGATGAATGTCGATCACGAAGCGGTGCGCTGCGATTTGCGTGATTACTATGCCGGGGACTGGGTTGATGCGCTTGATGAACTTAAAATCAACCATGATGAAAAGATGGTTCTGGCCAATGCCGGGGCCTATGCGCTGGGCCGCAAAACCGACGAACTGATCATCAATGCCCTGGTGCAGACCGATGATCTGATCCCCGATAATGCCGAGGGCATGACACTTGAAAAAGTCATGATGGCATTCGAAGGACTTGGCGAACGCGATGTCCCCGATGACGGGCAGCGTTATGCGATTGTCGGCTGGAAACAGTGGTCGGAACTGCTTCAGATCGATGAATTTTCCAATGCCGATTATATCGGGGATGATGACCTTCCGTGGAAGGGG